AGGCGCATCTTGCATACTCACTTTCTCTACATCGTGCGCGAGGTCACGAAAAAAGTCAGTGTCCTTGACGATGGTGGAGGGGGAGAATGAGCAGACAGTGAACTTACCATTAGGCGCCCAGAACCCACGGCCACGAATCCTAGTAATAGGCTTCACTGCATCCGCTTGGAAGACAGTTGCTGCCGAGATGGCACCAAGGCAGAGGATCTTGTCGTGCTTGCGTGACTCGGCAAGGATGCGCTCTGACTGAGGCAACCAATCCTCAGGCTTGAGCTTCTTCAGTTCCTTGTCGCTCATCTTGCTGACGACGTTGGTCAGTTCATACTCTTCACCGAAGGCCTGCATCAGAGCATGAACGATGTTCTTGTGGTGTCCTGAGAGGATCGGCGTATCGTGGACGACGAGAATGCTCACAGTTCTTCCTCGTACCTACGGCGGAAGACGAACAGTCCACCTACCACTGTCTTGCCACCTGACAATTCGCAGTCGCTGTGTGCGAGAAACCAGTCGTCATCTGACTTGCACTCCTCAGGATCTCTAAACACTGAACACAACTCTCCAACTGCGTCCTTGCAGTCGCGCATAGCCTCTAGGAGTGCATCGTCGTAGTTAGGCCCACTGGCCTCTACCTTTATGTTCTCACACACTATGCCGCTGCCTTAACCTGTCCAGAAGCAAGGAGCTGGAACAGTCCGACATTGCGTAGCGCAACATGATCGAGAAAGGCATCCTCCATCTTTCGCCTGAAGTAGTTCTTAGGCCGTGTCGGGTAGTCAGGTGTGGTGCCTTCCTCGTAGGCTGTCACCAGGTCGATATTCTTCAGCGCATATACAAATGGCTTTGCGCTATCAGTACTGCGCACCCATGGGCAGGTTGCAGCAATCTCTTCCAGACGCCAGAGGTACCTTCCCCAGCCCAGAAGGTGCACCTGCATCTTGATCCCGCGCTGGAGAAGGTGTGCGCGAAGCGGGTAGATGTCGTTCTCCAGCAGCCTCAGTGTCCCTCCTGACCAGGTCTCATAGTCCTTAGAGATTCCAATGACGAAGTCCTGGCGAATCTTGTAACGCTTAGCAGCGAAGGTGTGGATGTCTACCAGACACTCTAGGCAGTCTCGCCACGTCTGATAGTCACGTCCCTGAGGCACGTACATCAGCGCAGGATCAAGGTTGACCATGATCTCGCTGTCCCCCTCGTGCCAGGCTTCGTGCGCACACAGTGCAGCCTCAACTGTCTTCTCAGCATCCTCTAGCGCATCAGGGACAACAACCTCCTGAGCAGCTAGTTCCCGTGCCCAGTGTGCAAGGTTCATAGCGTTGTCACCTGAACCATGCTCATGTGCTGAGTTGTCGAGGACGAGGTAAGCACCCTGATCCCGCTGCCGCCTGTAGTGGATGAAGTAATGCGGGTCTTCAAGCAGGTGAGACAGCAGTAGGTGGAAGTCACCCAGCCCATAGCGCTTTAGCGCAGGAGTCGGTGGAATTAAAGCAGCCTTCAAGTCAACCCCTTTCCCAGACGGTGATAGTTGTGACTGGGATCATCTTGTTTTGGATGCACCACTTCAGTTTGCTCTTGACTTGCGGAATCGCCGTCTTGATCCCGAAGTATCGTGCCCACTCCTGGAATCTGTCAAGAATGGAGAGAAGATCTTCCAGATCCATTTCTTTCACAGTGTCTACTTGCTCGAACTGGCACTGCGGAGTTGGAGTCATTGCCCACGCGCGTCCGTATGGCTTCTTGAGGACATATGTGGCCCTATGGCGCATTTGAATGAATTGGAGCTGGGGAGCAGAGACGCATGAAAGTGGAGGAGCGGGCCATTGAGCACAACCGAGACCTCCGGTGGGTTTCTCCACAGTGAGAAAGTCGCAGATAGGATTCTGGTTCTGGTCGTTAGTGAAAACAAGTTTTGGCTTCCCATTAACCCACACTTTCCTCTCTACAAATCCTGTCTTGTCCTGGAGAAGTGTCTCGTACTCGCTAGGCACGTAGTCAAGAGTGAACTTCTGACAGCACGCAGTGCAACCACTAGTACAGATGAACTTGCGGAACAGTGAAGGTGTGAGGAGCACAGCATCTACAGGTGCATTGAACACGCGCTCTTTGAGGATGCGTCCAGCAGGTGTAGTAGGCTGGTACCTCACCTCGTCGGGAGAGAGCAAGGCGATCTGCCCGAGGATCTTCTCCACACTGTCAGCGTGCCCTACTGAGTTCTTGCGTGGTGTCTCTTGGCTGCGGAGAAGTTCTATGCGCTTCTGCACGCCTCACGCTCCTTCTCTACTTTGATAAGTCGGTTGAGGTACCAACGTGCCTTCTCTAGATCTTTCACACCGTCTTTGTGCCTAAACCTCGCTACGTACTTGACGATGTTCCCCTGGTAGAAGTCGAGGTCAAGTCCATCAATGACATCTATGACCTCGATAGTGCCAAAGGTGTAGTGGGGTGGGTGGTTAATCAGATCAGGTTCCGGATCCATCTATACCCACCCCCTGAACCGTGTCGAAGAAGTCCTTGCTGAAGTTATCAGCATCTTCTGCAGGGAGTTTCCAGATGTACCTGGTGTTGAATGCCTGGTCGAAGAGGACAAGTGCCACTCCAGTAAACTCATCCTCGTCATTGACCATGCGGAAGAGGCTGACTGCAACGTTCTTCAGCTCGATTGTTGTCTCTGTCCTGTTCTGGAGTGCTACAGCGATCTTGTGTGCTTGCAACTGCTGAAGCACATTGTCTTCTGCAGCACCTGCACGAGCTTGTGCTTCTACTGCTCGTAGATCTCTCTGGAACTGTTCATCACGCCCTGGCATTGGCATACTCCAATGGATCGGGAAAACCTGCCTCCATGAATGCTTCAAGACGAGCATGGCATGTAGAACAGCGTCCGCACGCTGGCCTCTCACCACGGTAGCACGAATGGGTAAGGTGGTAAGGAACTTCGATCCGCATGCCGTACTGAATGATCTCTGCCTTCGTTGCCTGCTGGAAGAGTGCGTGCAGACGGACACGCTCATAGGTACCAATGAGCACTGCAGCAGCCATCGCACCAAGGAACTCTGGTGTGCAGTCAGCGTAAGCGAATCCTGCTGCATCCTCAGCGTGCATGCCACAGTAGAGAAGAGCAGTATCCCACGCAGCAAGTCCTCGTGCAGAGTTGAACCCGGACCTCAGCATGCTGTCTGCAAAAGATGCTGACTGAGCAATGAGGTTGCCGTTTCTGAACGGGACGTAAGTTGGAGACATTGTTCCCTGAGGCAGATCGTCATAGCGCATATCTTCGATCTCTTCATCTGTCGTGAGGACCCCGCCCTTGAACATCTGTGGATTGAGCGGGATGATCGAGTGCTTCACGTTGTAGTGCTCAGCGATGAGGATTGCTTGCTGGATTTCTACTGCATGCTTTTGGCCGTACTCATATGAGACAGCCCAGACATCGTCAGGTGAGGAATCCTCAACCGCAATACCAAGAGCAGTGGTTGAGTCGAGTCCTCCAGAGAGGATGACAACCGAAAGGGGTGGTTTCATCTAAGCCTCCTTGCTGACATCAGGCGGAGGAACTCATCGCGGGAGCCTTCCGCTGGATTGAGAAAGTCGCCAGTGACAGCAGATGTCGTCGTCAGTGTCCCTGGCGTCTGTACGCCACGAATGGTCATGCAGAGATGCTCTGCCTGTACCACCACAATCACTCCGCGTGGTTCAAGATGCTCAGCTAAGAACTCTGAGATCTCACGGGTAACACGCTCCTGGACCTGCAGTCGTCGCGCATACCTGTCCACCACACGCTTGAGCTTGGACAATCCACAGATGACATCCCTGGGAATGTATCCAATGTGTGCGTGCCCGACGAATGGCAGGAGGTGGTGCTCACAGAGAGAGTAGAGCGGGATGTCCCACTGACAAATCATCTGGTCAGCGCCCTCAGCATCGAACGTCTTCCACCACTCTAGATAGTTGTCGTGGTACCCACTCGTTAGATCGCCCATCGCTCGCGCGACACGAGCGGGCGTCTCACGCAGTCCTTCCCGGGATGGGTTCTCGCCTACCGCCTCGATGATCGCCTCAGCAGCGCGCGTTAGAACGCGACTGTTGTGGCTGGGCTCAGTACCCACGAGCGTTCCCCCAAAGGAGCACATGCTGCTGAGAGAAGATACGTACATCAGCAAAGCGTTGGTCTTCGAGGATTCTCTCTGTCCACTTGCGCTGGTTCTGCAGGACTAGGTCAGCAGTTGCCCACCAGTCCATGTTCAGGTCTGGGTGAGGATTGCCAACTGTTGGAAGTGAGGGATCATTGTTTCCGATGGACAGAAACAGCTCACAGGTGTTACCCCAGTGATTCTTGACTTCCGCTGCAAACTCGAGATCCTCATCTGTGAAGATGGGTACCTTGAGGTAAGGCAGTGGGAACGATCCCCTGTCTTGTGCCTCAGCCCACTCACACTGCATCTGGATCGTGCGCGTGAGGATTCGGTCAAAGTCGCCGAAACTCCATGCCATGCCAGACGATGGAGGCTTAGGAGAGAAGCAGAGATCATCGACTTTGCCGAACCACTCACGGAAGACACTTCCTTGAGTCTCCAGCATCACCTTTTGACTTCTAGCGTGAAGGAGGTCAATCAAGTGGCTGAGGTTGAGTAGTGCTGGGTTACCTCCAGTGAGCACGATCCAGGTTGGAGAAAGTCCTGAGTCAATGTCGAGTGCGCTCAACTTGCCGAGGATCCCCCAAGGATTCATCTTCTCCAACTTTGCCACTTGGTCAGGAAGCACTGCGTGAGGGGTGTCACACCAACCACATCGGTAGTCGCACCCACCGAAACGGACGAAGTGGCAGGGTGCACCAACGTTGCGACCCTCACCTTGAATCGTCGGGCCGAAGATCTCTGCGACACGGAAATCAGTCAACTTGGCACCTCGCCATTGCATTCTTCGTTTCCCACAGCTCAAGGAACACGCCACCAAGTTCGAGTTCGTCTTTTAGAGTGTGAGCGAGAAAGCGCACCATGTTCTCTGCTGTTGGATTAAAGGGGAGTGGAACAATTCCCTCGTCCAGGTGAGCTAGTGTGGTTCCGTCTGGGAGTGCTAGATTGCACCTGAACAAAGGATCATCTGTCCATAGCAGCATTCTGTGATCCCAGCGATTGACTATCTCCTTGATGTCTCCGAAGTCAGCGACGAATCCTGGCTCCCTCACCACCCCAATTGCTTGAATGTGAAGGCGGTAGGTGTGGCCATGAAGACGAGCGCACTTCCCTTTGTGCCCGACGATGCGGTGCCCGGCATCGAAGTACATCTCTAGAGAGATCTCACCCCAACTCTCTGGCATTAGTTGCTTACCAAGCATTAGGCCACCGCCTTGATTGAGATGCCTCCGCGAGATTTTTGGATAAGTGTGACGCGGACCTGCTCTTCGTCACACCCTAGTGCTTCGATAACCGTGTCACGGATATGGACTGCGAGTGACTCACAGAAGACACCTTGATTCTGCTCGAAGCTGTTTCGCATGATGTTCTGGAACCAGATTTTCAAACTCTTCGACTCGATCAGCTTTTCTGTCTGAGCGAGTTCGACCTCTACTCTGTAGAAGTCAGGCTGCTTTGTGATTGGACAGATGCTCATCACTTCGTCTGAAGACATAGAGACAAGAATGCAGCCAGGATTCTCGAACGTCTCTAGACCGACGTAGTGTTCTGACCCTGAGTGCCCGAGAGCCTCAAATTGAGGCTGCTCGGGCATCGGGACATCGCTGTCCAAGAAGCGATGACTTTCCATCGCTACTTGAACTTCTTCTTGCCGCCGGACTTTTCGTCCTTCTTCTTACTGGCACCCTTCTCCTTCTTCTCACCCTGCTTCGGCGTGTCGGAAGAGATCAGAGTGTCCACGTTGAGCGACGGCTTGTTGTTGTAGCTGCCGATGGAGAAGACACCTACTGCAGGCAGACCACTGAGCTCAGGGGTCGTGACTAGCATCGTGTCCTCGTCGTAGTCGATGTCTAGCTCGTCGTCGTACAGGCCTAGGTTCTCCAGGACCTCCTTGAGCTTGAACAGTGCCTTAGGCGAGAAGGAAGTGTTCAGCCAACCCTTGCGACCTTTGAACTCGCCATCACTGACAGTGAGTTCCCAGGACAGGTAGTCGTACTTGTCCTCCGACTGCGCCTCGACGTACTCGACCTTCTCGATCAGCACTGGATGCTCACCTTCGAATGGCTCGAAGTCCTGAACATCCGAGAAATCGACAGTTACTCTTGCCACGTCAATCCTCCTTGCCACGTCTGTGGCTTAGCAGTGTAGGGCATCGAGTAGATCCGTAACTGTTGGATCCTCGATCTCATCCGGGGACTCAACACCCCA